GGTTCACCGCTAACGGGGTCTGCGTTCATAACTCAATAGGATGGGGTAAGTCGTACGCTGCTGCTGTCGCTCTGCTCTACGTGATCTACCGACTGACCTGCCTGCGAGAACCACACGCTTTCTACGATCTTGCAGGAGGGTCGAGGATTTACATCGCGATCTACTCGGTTTCCCGGGAACAGGCAGAGGACAGCGCTTACGAGAAGATCCGTACCTGGATCGACAACATGCCCTACTTTCGCGAACAGTGCCCGAGGGACCGTTCGATCAAGGCACGCATCGAGTTCACCCGTTCCCCCGTTACCGTCGTCACCGGGTCGCGAGAATTACATACCCTGGGTCGAGACGTTTTCGCATTCTTCTTGGATGAAGCGAACTTTCTTGACGTTGCGGGGCAGACCATTGACGCGCAGCAGTTGGCGTATCGCATGTATGAGTCAGCTAAGAATCGGTTGACCAGCCGATTCATGAGGAAGTCCGGAGAGATCGCGGGACTGATGCTCATTGCGTCATCGAAACGGGCCCGTGCTTCGTTCGTCGAACAGCACATCAAGAAGAGCAGAGCGCGGATCTTCAGCGGGCAAACCCGCGTCTACCAGTTCGCTCAGTGGGAAGTGAAGCCGGCTTCTGATTTCACGGCGCCGAAGTTCCGGGTGGAGGTAGGAAGCCTCTTCCAGAGCAGCCGCATCCTGGGGCCAGAGGATCTTCCGCGGCCGGGGGCGCAGATCGTGACCGTACCGGGGGAGTACCGGGAGCGCTTTGAGACGGACATTGATCAGGCGTTGCGCGACATTGCCGGGGTGGCGACCGAGTCGATCGTGCCTCTGATCACGGATCGCGATTCAATCCTCCGTTGCATTGACCCCAAGCTGTCTCACCCCTTTTCTCGCGAAACGCTCACTCTCTCTACCGGAAATGACATCGGGATGGAGGCCTATTTCCTGACCGACGTCATGTTTCGCGTTGTGCGTTCTCGCTATTCCGTCCGCTTGAACCCGGAATGCCCTCGTGTCGTGGCCTTTGACGTAGCGTTCACCATGGACTCCTTCGGGTGCGCGTGCGCGCACATGCACGGGTTTCGGCGTGTCCGCCGGACTCGCGATGACGGGACGTGGTACGAGGACTTGGCTCCGAGCATCGTTTTCGATTTCCTGATCTCCGTCCATCCCCCAGGAGGAGAGTCCGAGATCGATCTGTCGAAGATGCGTGCGTTCGTGATCAATCTGCGAGATCTCGGGCTGCCCATCTGGCGTGTGGTCTGTGACGGGTATCAGAGCAGGGATAACGCGCAGATCCTGAACAAGGTAGGGTTTGATGCCGTCATCAACTCGGTGGATAGGACTGACGAACCCTACCTGACCCTGAAGCAGGCGGTAGCTGAGGAGAGAGCAAGATACTACCGTTATCCTATACTTATCCGTGAGCTGGGGGAGCTGGAGAGGGACCTCGACCACTCTAAGGTTGACCACCCCGATGTTTCACCCACCACAGGACTAAGAGGTTCTAAGGACGTAGCAGATGCGGCCTGTAACTGCGTGTGGGGGCTGCTCAGCGACAAGCGGCTCCAGGTACCCGTTTCCTCTCCGGATGAAAGCGATAACCTGGACAACGCCGTTCGAGTCCGAGGCGGGGACATTCCCTGGCCAGAACTCGACCGGGAGCGGAGGCGGTGACCATGGCAGATCCGGAGCAGCAACAGGTTCCTGGGCCGTTCGGGTGGGTCTCAAGGCTCACTCGGTGGGCGAGTTACGACCGAACGGTCCGTGGCCAGATGGGGCCACTCCCCCCGCCTCCGGTGCGTGGGAGAGACACTACGGCGGACGACCTCTACTCTCTTGGGGACGGGTGGTTGGCCGGCACTGTCGGTGCCGCCCTGTCCTCCTTCTTCTCGGAACCGCGGACCCGTCGAGAGCTGTATTTTCTGTTCGAGAAGATGGATCTGACGGACACCGCAGGGGCGGTACTCGACATCTACGCGGATGATGCCACTCAGCCGGACCCGGAAAGTGGGCATGTTGTCTGGATCGAGTGCGAGGATCCGCGGATGCAGGAGCAGGGGGATGCCCTCAACGAGCGCCTGGCACTGGAAGAAGACGCGACTCCGCTCGCTCGTGACATCGCCAAGTACGGCGACTGTTGGGAACGGGCAGTCTACCGCCCTGGGCCGGACGGCGGTCTGCGCAGGCTGATCCCCGTCCCGCCGACGGAGATGACCCGGCACGAGGACAAGGATGGCAAGCTGCTCGGCTACCGGCAGGCCGCGAAGAAGTTCCGCGACGGTAAAGCTGAGATGAGCTACCCGTGGGACTACGTTCACTTCCGTTTGCGTGGGAAGGATCGCCGATACCCTTACGGGACATCTATTCTACACACAGGTATTAGGCCCTGGAAAGCTACTATTGTCTACGAGGACTGGATGATGGGGTACACGATCAACAAGCACCCAGATCGAAACCTGATCTTCTTGGACACGGGTACGGCCAGTGAGGTCGAGCAGGCGGAGATCGGGCGAAAGTTCAACCGAAAGCTGAAGAGACATTTGCTGCTCGACCCGGCAGGGGTATCCGGAAAAAACATCAACTACCGCGCTGATCCCATGACCCCTATGGAAGACCTCTTGATCACGGTACGGACGGGATCGAATACGCGGATCGAGCGTATGTACGGATCGGCAAACGCAGCGGATATGACCCCGCTGGAGTCGGCTTACGACCGCTTTTATGCAGCGGTGCGTGTCCCGCGTGCCTTCTTCGGCCATAAGCAGGACCCGACGTCCGGCCAGCCCATCACGATGAAGGCGCGATTGACCAACCAGGATATTCGATACGCTCATAGTGTGAGGAGATTGCAGCGCGCCGTCAGAGCGGGGCTTACTTATGCTCACGAACTCAACTTTACGCTGCTGATGGGTCTGGACCCTGAAGATCGCACCTACGACTTCACCATGGAGAAGCACGGATTCAACGTGCTGATGGGCCCGATCTCGTACCTGGAAGAGCAAGAGCAGCTCGAAGTGGAGCAACTGCGCCAACAGGTGGCCTTGGCCGTCTACGAGATGGGGGTGAACAACCCGTCCATCCGCATTGCGGAGCTGACCGCGTACATCCTCCAGGAGATCATGAAGGCTCCGGACAAGGTGGTTCAGGCCGTTATGCGGAGTCAGGAGGAGGTTGAGGAGCGCGAGATGTTGATGGCGCAAGCGCAGGCAGAGGGAGCCCCCGGCGCCCCCGGGGGAAATGGGGATGCGGAGAAGCACAAGCGCGCGGCGGCCGGAGCCAAGCCTCCCGTGAAGCGTGAATCCCTGATCCCGGTTCCCTACCCCACCAAGGGGGAGGGAACTCCGGGGAGCCCGAAGCGCCAGGACCTGGTGAAGCTCTCCGAGGCCATTATGCACAGCCGTGATCTCCGGAGGGCCATCAACGCCGGAGTACGCCTGTGGAGTCAGGGTGACGAGGAGCCGCTCGTAACGGCGATGGGGGCCCTCCCGACGCGCGACGCAGCTAAAGCCTGTCTGGTTGATGCGGTGACCCAGGAGGACCTGGAGGACATGTTGCGGGAAAGTGTCGAGGAGGTTGCGCGTGCGGGGTCCTAAGAACGGTGGCTGGAAAGAGGCAAAGAAGTACCCGGCTATACCGGCCCGTGTGCCCTTGCGCCCCAACCCGAAGCGCTGCACCGGGATCTATTTTGAGACCGTGTGCAGTAATTCACGGGGTACTTATTGTACCAACCCGAAATCCATCCCCAACCTGATCGCGATGAAAACGGCAGAGCATTTTGCGCGGAGGATGGGCTGGACTTTCGCGCAAGCTCATCAGGCGTTGATGATCTTCGGGCAGACTTTACAAGAATGCTTGCTGCGCGGAGAGCCCTGCGGAATCCCGTTTGTTGGGGCCATCTACGTGAAGAAGCGGCGAGTCGTAGCCCGGGTGCAGATCCCCGATGCCCTCCGTGACCAGTTTACGCGGCTGGGGCTCTACCAACCAGCAAAGTGGGATCACTTCTACGCACAGCGCTCCCCGTACACCGGGACCCCTGTGGAGTGGGTACGCGCGGTCCGCGCTGCTGCCGAGAAACATGTCCGCAAAGTCAAACCGGTAAAGCAGCGCCGCAGGAGCGGCGTTTACACCTGCGATACCAATTTCCCAAAGGTGCCCCGTGGAACAGAACACCCCGTCGACTACTGAGAAGCCCGTAAAGCCTCCGAAGCCAGGAATACTGGTGGAGGACCGTAACGCGGCAGTGAGAACCTCGCCTTCCGGAGAACAGCGGATCGTGAAGGTTCCGAGCCGGGAGCAGGAAGCGGAACGTCAAGGCGTTTCTGAATCTCAAGTTTGAGTTGCGGGGCGTTATCCCGCTCTGCACACTTCGCAACAAGAAGAAGGGGGCACCCATGCCCGCGCAGATGGTGAGATTTTCTACCGGTTACGTCCCGTATGGGCATCTCTACGGGGAGCATGCTCTCTCTGTGGAGTTTGCTGATGACGGAACACCTATGGAGATTCCGCAGATCGTCGAGCAGGTGAAGGCGACGGAAGAGCAGAGAATCCTGCTCAGCCCTTTCCGCACCGTCCCTCTGCGCTTCCTGGACGACCTTTCGGGAGCGCTGGCAAAAGAGGGGCTGG